TGCAGTGCCACCATGATCGAGTACTTCAACAACGACGACAAGGTGGGTTGCATGTCAATATCCAAGGCGGCTAGTCTGGCCAGGGCTTACGAATTCGCTGGGTTGAGCCCCACGATTTCGACCAAGTACCTGCGCTTCTACGACAGCCTCCCTGGCAAAACCGAGGTCGATCACGACCTAATAATGAGAACTTGTGGGGGTGACGCGGAATTCCGCGAGGGGGACATTGTGGCACAGATCATCAACCAGAACGGAGCCGCTTTGGATTTCGACACGAGCGAGATCAAGAGGCTTGAGATGGTCGGGTTTAAATGCACCGAAGAAGAATTGTCACAGTTCAGTCTCCGAATGTGGGATTACGACTTGTTGTACGACTGGGAGGGGTTTCGAGCGAGCCTCCCCCAGACGTGGCGCAGCTAGCGCGTAGTCATGCTTAATTAGTGCTGCCGTAATTAACAGCCATTTTGGCTAAAGTCCCAGGCCTCGAGGAGGAAATGCCTCGGGGGAGATGGCGTAGGACTAAATTTTCAAACTAGGGGTTGTTCCGCCCTCCTCTCCTAGTCCCGGGTGCTGAAGGGAGACACCCGAAGAAGTCTGGCTTATTCTTGACCCCTACGTGATGAGCGCACGTAGGGCGCAGCCTGCTCGCACCGAGAAGGAGCGGTCGTGAGGTGAAGGCCGTATCGAGCGCGGGTTAACCGCCGCGTGGGATTTGCCCCCCATATTCGGTACTGGAGTCCCCCCTCTCCCGCGCGTCCACGCAGTTAGTGACAACATCATAGCGTGTGGCGTGACCCTAGCACCCAAGCCGCAAGGCGTGGTGTGTTGGAAGGGGGACTATGGGATGGTTATGTTATGTACCAGCATTGCTCGACAAATCTGGTCGCGTCTAGTAGCAACGAACGAATCTTTCAGCCCGCTGACCTCTCACGTTGACTGCCACCCGGCAGCAGCTGATCCCATTCATGTCATGTCAGCGAGGTGGTTACTTGAGCCCACCTTTGGAAACACCAGGAGTTGATCGCCTGGCGCGGCGCCGAACGGGGAAACCCGATAGTTTTGGTCGCGCACGTGTGGAAGTTCGTTTTCGTGGGCGTGGGTTACTCTATATCAGACGCAGCGCACCTAGGGTGCAGCGCAACGGAGAACGCTCTTTGTAAATATGCAAAATTTTCCTGTGTTTTTGGCACAACGAAGACCTGGGTGGGGCCCATCCTTCTAGGTAGCGCAACTAGCAAGCCTTAACTGGCTCATTTTAGCAGCAATGACGAATTGGTCTTGGAAGAACAGCAGAAAGCCGATGAAGAACCAAATGAAGAAGAAAGGTAAAGGTAAGAACCTGTTTGGGATAAAACAGGGCGCAGGCGCGGTAAACGCCTGTCCTTTTCCGGGGTCAAAGAAGAAGAAGAGCAAAGGGGGCGGTCCTAACGGCAGTCTAGGCTGGATGAAACACGCCCTCAATGCTATGCACCCAAGCCATCTGGCCCTACCGCGCGCCGTAGGTGGATACTCAGTAATTAGGACGACTGATATACATACCATCTCGGAGCCGTTTGCGCTATTTGGGTTGTTTAAAGGCCCTAGAACCCAATTTACGGAAACCTGCTGGGGGACCGCCACGGGGGTGGTCCCCGGACTGCCCGGGTACGATAAACCGATCCGGGATGAAGACAACGCAGTATTTCTATTGAGCACGCCGCTAAGGAGTGTCGCTCTTGATGGCACTACCATGGTTCCAGCAGCCATAACCGTGCAGATCATGAACGGCAATGCGCTACAGACCACAAGCGGGATGACTTTCATAGGCAGATCGAAAACCGTTCTTGACCTTATGGGGGACCTCCGCACGTGGCAAGAGGTGGCAGATGGACTGATAAACTACAGTGCACCTCGCTTGTGTTCAGCCGGAAAACTGGCGTTAAGGGGGGTACAGGTGGACGGCGTCCCAAACAACATGTCGGTACTATCCGACTTCGTCCCACGTGCCAACTTCCCAGGCACTGGTGACCGTCAGACTGGCACATGGTCGACGAACACCGGTAACATCCAAACCGATTTCGCGGGCTTTGGTCCCATCTTCGTCGTTAACCCGGGGTTGGTGGAATTGCAAGTCATCGTTACAGTTGAGTGGCGAATGCGTTTCGACCCGCTCAATCCTGCGTACGCAGGGCACGTGGTACACACTCCCTCGTCCGAGAGCACGTGGTCTAAGGTTATCTCCTCAGCGGAGAGCCTGGGCAACGGTGTGCGCGATATCGCAGATGTCGTGGCGGATTTGGGTTTGATGGCTGCAGTAGCCGCGTAAATGTTTCACCGCTAGCGCGATTAGGAGGACCAGGCAAGGTCCCAAATATGCAACAGACGGCAGTACAACACCGCCCCACAATCGCTAGTGTGGG